ACACTATGCCCCCCTCCCCGCCTTCCACCTCCCCGCGCGTCTGTCGGGGCGTGTACTGCAAGGAGAGGGTCGATTGACTATCCCTTATTCGCAGAATGGAAACGGTTCAGCATTCTTTCTGCTCTTTTCGTCCATTTCCTTTTCATGCAAACAGTACATGTTCATTATGCTTATCGCTGCCACCGATACAATGCCCATCATGCTTGCTGCGATGAACGCATTACAGTCGGCATATAATCCCAGCACAGTCATAATCGTCGTGTATCCGATACACACCACGTTACCTATGCATGATGCGTACTTCATCGTCATCGTGTCTCCTTCCCCATTCAGGGTCAGTGTCTACCATCACTGTTTTACCTGTCTTGCAATCTAGGATGTACGGGCTTCCACAGCATCCGCACCCGTCAATCACGTACCCGAACTCGCGTTCCAGCTCGGCTACGCGTTTGATGAACCTGTCAATCTTGGTCATTTGAACCTTCTTTCGCAGCCTTATTGTATGCTTCCCACAGTGAATCGAATTTTCGATTAACTTCTTCGATGGCGTCTTTATCTTGCTTCGCCATCAGCATTGCATCAGTCAATTCTATGATTCCCAATGTGAGGTAGTATCCAGCCCTCATGAATGTGTGCTCGCAATCTATCTCGATGCTGTTTGCGGTCTCCGTCATTTCAGTTCCCCGATTATTAGCACGATTCCAAACACAATCATGGCGCATACGAAGCTCGTCATCACAGCACCCCCATGTACTTTAGAACGACAAGCCCCAAACCGACGCATGCAAGCACCGCTCCGAAGTACGCCGTCGGCTTCCACTCGTCGTAATACACGGTGTCATGCTTGTACGCTTCCAACGTCAGGCATGTGCCGAATAGCGTCAGCGCCACGCAGATTAGCACGTCTTCACCGCCCTGAGCATCGCATCCATTACCCATTCGATAACGTCCATGCCGCACACATCGGCGGGTTTGTCGGGTTTGTCGAACACGTGCTTGGAACGAATCATGGTATCGCCGTCGATTACGCGGGTGTCGAACTCGACGGGCTTGCCGCCGATGTACTCGATGGTTTCGAAGACTTCCTCGGCGTACCTGATTAGAACGCCGTTCTCGGTCTTCTGCTCGTCCATCAGCGTGTCAAGCGTGCAATGTCTGTGCAGCATGTAGAGCTGCCCGTCATCGTATGAATAGAACATCTTGCCCATAATGATTCCTTTCAAGCGGGTTCAACACCACATATAGTATCAAAACCCACTTAATTAGTCAACTACTTTTCCTCGATTGTCACTCGGTATTCGTCGTTTTCCAGCACTGCGTGCTTGCTTTCGCGTACCTTGCCCGCGTACTTATCCCACGCGTCCAAGGTCATATACGCGTGGTTCAAATCGAGGTTGCCGTCATATCCAGGGATTCGACCGTCGCTAGCGTACTGCCAGATAGCGATATTCTCCCATGCGCCGATTGCACCTTCGAAGTCAGGCTCGTAGTCGAACCCAGGATGTGTAACAGGCGGGTACTTTGCAATCCATAATCCGTGGTCTTTCGCGACCTCAGTCCAGTCGTACTTCATCGTAACGTTGTGCGACATGTATATCATTGCGCGGATTCCCGTGCGTTCGTATACGCGTGATAGGAACGTACGCGCCCAGTCTGCTCCTTGTGCCACTGCGTCCGCTTCGAAGTCGAGTACGGGGATACCCTCGCCGAAATAGCCGTTGCAGTTCTTCACGAACCAATCCGCTTCAGCCACCGCGTCGGTGCCGTTTGCGAAATGGTAGAAACCCCATTTCAAGCCTAGCGAACGCGCCTGTTGCACTTTGGGTTCGCAATACGGGTTCACGTAGTTCAGACCTTCCGTGGCTTTGACCATCACGAAGTCCAGGGGCATTTTCGACAGGTCGATATTGCCCTGCCATGAGGATATGTCTATTCCGTCCAGCATGCTATCCCTCCATGTGGTCTACGTGGTCGTCGAATTTCGTGGTCAGCTCCTTGATGGTCAATGAAAGCTCCTGTAGCGTGTCGTTGAGCTTCACGCAATACCACCCCATGAAGCAGCATGCGACGATAGGAAATCCCAGGCTTCCTACGACGGTCGTGATTGTCTCGATGTCCATAATCCCTCCTATAGTCCGATGTACGCGAATACGTCGTTGAAGAATTCGCGCGTTTCCACGCTGTCGAAATACACGCTTCCTTGCATGTACAGCTTGCGCACGCTTTTGAGCAGCACGCATGACTTTTCAATCATCAGCAGATTAGGCTGCATATCGTTCTTTGTCAACACGTACGTCAGCGCGTCTTTCGGGTATTTGCCGCATATGTAATAAACGCCCTCGGCATAATCCACCCACACGCCCACCGTTCTGCCGTCGAACATGAGCGCGAAGTAGAATTTCGAACTCTTCGTCTTCTTCGCGATGAAACGGTCGTTATCGTCATGGAACGCGTTCCCTACCGCATAATCGTAATAGGACGTGCCTTTAATCATGCGCCCGAACCTCGTCTGGTCTACATGTGCGCGGAACCTGTCGCTCTGCACCGTCTCCACGCACATGTATCCTCCGTGCGCGTTCAAAAACCTCGCGCCTTTGCGCGGCTTCAGACGGAAACCTATGAAGTACGGGTTCGTGAGCGCGACCGCGTTCGCAAGGAACAGCACCTTCACGCGGTCTTGGAAGCGGTCGACGGTATTGTAGAAATCCTGGAACGCTTTCAGCTCGTGAGGTAGGTAGTGCAGCGACCCTTTGTCGATGATGAACTCGTCGAAAACGATGAAGTCCACATCGGGATACGGCACGGACTTCTTCGTGAGCGCGTTCGCCAGCGTGACGAAGAACACGACAAGCCGCCATTTCTCGGGCTTATTGCCGTCCTCGACCAGATGCCGCATGTAGCCCTTCATCCCTTCGACTTTGAACTCCCATTGCGGGAACTCCCCCACTATGTCGTTGAAGAACTCCGCCCTGTCGTCGAATTCGGATTTGTAGCGTCTGAGATATATGAACTGCTTCCCTGTCTTGATGAAGTGCTTTATTCTTGTCTTCTTCGAATCGTACGTTTTCCCCGTGCCGCGACCGCCGATGACGAAGTTGAACATGGCATTGCGCGTCAACAGGTCATGGCCCGACCAGTACATGCTCTCGCCCATTTCATCACCCCATGTCGAAGTAGTTCTTGAACCCTTCCGCGTCGGTATGGGAACCGCCTGCATAGGGGTTGTCCGAATCTATGTTCCATATCTCGAAGTGCAGATGCGGCCCAGTGCTGTTGCCCGTGCTTCCGACGCGTTGTATAAGCTGACCTTTCTTTACGGTCTGCCCCGCGCTCACAAGGTTCTCGTACCCGTGCGCGTAACCCGTCTGCAATCCCAGGGACGGATGGTACACGCGTATGTAGTTGCCGTAGCTCCAATGGTAGTTCGAGCCGCTGTACACCACGATTCCGTCCGCCGCCGCGTATGTCCCGCTCCCCTGCGGCGCGGGTATGTCGATGCCCAGGTGTCCTGCGTACGTTGTCCATTGTGCGGTGTCGGACGGCCATTGCAACCTCCCGTCCACAGAATCTCGCGCCCCGCCGCCTTCGCCAGTCGGCGGAGACGGCGAAGGGTCTACGTTCGTCTGCGAGACGGAGGACACCCAGCGCTGTCCCGCTGCGGGATAGAACGGTATGCCGTCCGACAACGCACCGCTTCCGAACAGCCATAGCACGTCCCCGAACTTCATGATATAGCCGTAATCCTGCTTGGGGTCGTTGCCGCCAGTCTGCGCGTTGCCGCCGCCGCCCAGGTCTACTTGGCCGAAATCAGGCGGGGCTGATTCCCCGTCCCATCCGCGAAGGTAGCCCCACGCTTCGTTCTGCCTGTTCGTGTACTGCCCTACGACGGGATGATTCAACGCAGCGTAGTACACCGAATCCAGCGACGCGGAGCCTCCCACGGAGCCGATTATGTCAAGCGCCGATTGCGGCGATTGGTGGTAGACGCTCATTAGCATCACGAATGCGGGCGCTCCCATGCTCTCCACGGTCGCACCCCACGACGATAGGCGTGATTCCATCGCTGGAACGTCGTTTTCGAGCCATTTCCGCTGCTGCACCTTGTGGTTCGAATCCGTAGTCGCGTATTCGTACCATGCGGACTGTTCCGCGTCGGTGACGTACACGCCAGTCCACCATGAATCGGAGTGCCCTGCGTCGAGCGCGTTCGCAAGGCGGGGCGCACCCGCCGCGAACGCGCCCCACCCGTCGCTTGCTCCCTCACGCAGCATCAGCAGCAAGTCCCTTGCATTGTACGCATAGTTCTGCATCATTCCGATAGTAATCGGGTCGGCGCGGTAGCACGCCGTCCATGTCCAGTTGGATTCGACGCCCCCTATGACGTACATCGAGAACATCGCCTGATTCTGCGTGAGTGTCATATCGTTACCTCATACACTGCGTTAGGACGGAACCCGTCGAGCAGTTTACCACCATCATTTTCCTCATACGCCCGTCGTACGCGTTGCATGCGCCCATACGGTACACGGTCAATGTATTCTGTCGTTCGTCGTAGTCGTACAGGTTCGCGCACAGCCGTCCTTGAGGGCTGCCGTCCCGTACCAAATCGCCGTATACGTCGGCTTTCGTAGAGTTCAGCGTGACCACGGGGAACGTGTTCTGTCCCCACAGCGCGTCGAAATGCCAATGACCGCCGAACCAGAATGCAAGCTTCAAACCCCTCTTTCGGTACGATTCCGCAATATCGAACGGACGCGTGAGGAAGAGGTAGTAATCGCCCAATCGATCGGGATAGTATTCATCGCTCGTGGAAGACTTCCACACGCACGAAATCGGCGTTGCGGCTCTTTCGTTGTTGATGTGCGAGCAGACGATGCATGTCTGCCCTTTCGCAAGGCATCCTTCGAAAACGCCGTTCAGCCATGCCTCCTCCGCGTTCACGGCATCGCCCGTAACTGTCTGGTCGATGCCGATTAGCAGAACTCCCCCCAGGTCTTTCGTCCACCACGTCGCGTTCTCCTCCACGACGGCGCCGTTCGACCTCCACGGCTTGAAGTACCGATTGTAAAGCTGCTCCTGCGTCGGGCGGATGCGCCAATCGTGGTTAGACATGTCGTTCCCCGCCTTGAGAATCGCATCATGGTTGCCGACGGTGAACAGCGTGTTCGCGAAAGACCATTCGCCGATGCCGTCCTCCCACCATGCGGCGCACACGTCCCCCGTATGAACCGCCGCGTCCAGGTTAGGCACGCTTCGGCGCAATGCGTCGAAGTCCGCGTACGAACCCGCCGTTGCGTGCGTGTCCGAAATATGCAGAATCCTCGTCATGCTATTTCACCATCCCGTTGAATCCCGACATGTTCTCGTAGGACGTGGACGCGACGTTCACGCCCGTGGCGAACGGACGCAGATAGAACACCATGCTGCCGCACATATCGCCCGCCTGCGACGAATCCGACGTGTTGGGCGCGATGCCGCGATTCCCGACGGTGAGCGTCAGACCCGACCAACCTGCGAATTCGTTGTCATTCGTCCACTTCATCCAGGTGCACCCCGCGCCGAAGACCTTTTCGGTGACGGTAGGCACGTAGGACGGGAGAATTATCGTGGGCGCGTCGTTGTTGCCCACGTCGGTTCCAGCTACGGATGCGCAGCGGGTAATGACCAGGATGTACAGCTCGGGGATGTAGAATCCCGCCAGCTGCGCACCGGTTGGCACCGTCATGCCTGCGTTGTCCGCATTGTCCTTGTGAGAATCGAAGTAACGGAACGTCAGACCTTGGAGAATGGCGTTCGCCGCCGTCTTGTCGATTTTCTGCGCGGTCACGGCGGCATCGGCGATGTTCGCCGTCGTGACGGGGAACATGTTCTTGATGCGGCTTATTTCCCCCGCATTCGCCTGGACGTCGGCGGGTATCCTCTCCAGCTCGGTGATGCGCGTCTCGGCGAGGGAAATATCCTGCTCGTTGGTCTGCGCGAGTGAGAGGGCGTTGTCCGCTGTGTTCTTCGCGGCGGTCGCGTTCGCCGCCGCGTTGTCGGCAGTCGTTTTGACGGCGGCAATCTGCTCTGTGTTGGCGGCGATGCGGCCGTCGAGTCCGCCCACCGTAGTCTCCACGTTTTCGACGCGCGTGGACAGGTTCGCGACCTGGTTGCCGTAATCCACGACCTTGTTGTTCGCGGCCAATAGCGCCGTGTCAATCTTGCCCATCGCGCCGTTGTACTGGTCGCGAAGGTTGGGCTTGTCTGTGGAAACATACAAATCCAGGTTGTAATTCGGGGTGTATTCGGACGCCATTCCTATTCTCCTTTGAAGTACACGATGCCGTTCGCCGTCACCTTCGCGGCGGCGAGCTGGTGGACGGTCAGGGTCTTGTCGGTTTCTAGGGGGTTGAAATCGCCCGTCGCTCCTTCGAGCGCCGTGACGCGCGTTTCGAGCGCATCCACCTCCCCCTGCGCCTTGGTCGCGGCGGCCTGCGCCTTGGTGGCGGCGGTGGTCGCATTCGCCGCCGCCGTCTCGTTGGATTTGATATGCGTGTCGATCGACGCGACGGCCGTATTGTATTGATTCGTGAGGTCGGGCGAATCGGTCGCCTCGTAAGTCGGGAAGTTGTAGTTTGTTGTCTGACCCATTTTAGGCTCCTTTCACGAAGTACCCGTCTTTGACCTCGCCTTCGGCGAGAATCCGGCATGTAATCCTGCCGTCGAGCGGCTTTTTATTCTCGTACACGACGCCTAGCGGTCGGAACTTCTCCCCCAGCAGATAACCGCTGAAGACGGCCAGGCCGCGTACGTTCAGCCCGCATTCCGACAGCTGCGCCACGTCCATGTCAAGCTCGGCGAGCGTGTCTACGTCTATGGCGTGAACGGTGAGGTCGTTGAACACGTCCCTCATAGTGTCCGTGTTGCTGTAGAACTTGCCTAGCACGACGTTCCACAGCATCATGCCCTTCTGCGTCTCCTCTATGAGCTTGAGCAGCGCGTTCACCGCGTCCTTCACTTCCGCGTCCGTGTACTCGCGCATGTCGGCGGTCTGCGCGTCCTGGTCTTTCTTCAGCCATTCGAGAAAATCGGCGAATTGAGACGTGCTCACGAAACTTGTGTCTATCTCCTTTATCCGCCCCATTATGCAAGCAATCTGCTGCGCGACGGAAAGCGATTCGTCGTATACCAACGGCGTGGTTATCTGGTTGCACGTCGCGCCCGTACCCAGGTACGGATAGTAAACCGCCATATTCTCCTCCTTTACAACGCGTTCCAATAGTCCGTGTAGATTCCCATGAACAGCGTGTTCAAATCCTCCACCACCATCATGTCAATATTGAGGAAGGTGTCTCGGAACTGCTGCAACGCCTGCGAGCCTGTGATTCCCGACAGACCGCACACCCTGGTGACGTATCGTTCCGTCGAATTCGCTCCCGACGTGGACGAATCCTTCGCAGCGCTTGCGGTCGATGTCGTGCCGTCCGCTTTAGTCTCGCTCTTGGAGTCAGTTATGTTCGTCGCATAGTCCTCCCTGCCAGACAGCTGCATCTGCGGGGTGGCGCTCACCAGCGTCCGCGCATCGCTCTCGGTCTTGTTCGAGGTCGTTCCTTCGGCATTCTCGGTTCGCTCGTAGTCCCTCGTCTGCTCGGATTCCCCGCTCGATTCGCCCGACGTGTTCATGCGATGGTTCGCCATCGGGTCGAACTCGAGCAGCGCGCTTTCGTACAGCTGATTGTAGAACGGCATTATCTCGTTCATCCGCCTGTTGAGAAAGCGCTTGAACATCTGAGGCGTCTCGAAACCTATCTCGCGGAACCAATAATGCTCGATGATTTTGGCGTTCAGGCCCCGCCTGTAATCCTCGTCGAAAATCGGGTACGCGTCAAGACCCAAATCGAAGCCGTTCTCGGCGAGGGAACCCAGCTCGACGGTGAACACCGCGCCGCGATGGTATGGCAGCTCGCAGCTCCCGTTCTCGTACACGCTCACATTCCGCCCCCTTCCGCCTGAATCTCAGGCTCGACCATGAGAAGGGTGTTCATGTTGTCCGTGGACACGTCCTTGTTCATGTCGCACCACACTTCCAGACCGTATTTGCGATTTATCTCCTTGCACGCTTCGCGTCTGCAATTGAGCCTGATAAGACGGTTGGCTTCGATCTGCCCGTTGTTGGCCTCAACCTCCGCGCTTTGCACGCGCTCCGCCTTGGAAACGTTCGTGTTCTCGATGCCGAAGTACGTCATGACCTCGCTCCAGACGGTCTGCTTGGCTTTGAGCAAATCGGGCGCGATGAATGGCGCGCCAGGGGACAGGTAGTTCATCTGCGTCGGGTCGAAGATGCCGTCCGCGCCCACGATGACAGGCTCGTTGCCCGCATACTGCTTAATCATGTTCTGCACGGTGAGACGCTGCGATTCAGGCACCGTGATGAAGACGGGCATCTTCTGCGTCATGAGGTTCACGTCTATGGTGCGGTCTATGTCCGCCAAACGCCGCGCGTAAATCTTCATAGCGTTGATGTCTGGTCTGCGCAGATAGTTGTTCCAAATCGGCACGCAGTCCGCCGCCTTGAGGTTGCGGTGGAATCCGTCCGCGCCGTACGCGATGTACGACAGCGGGTTCTGGTACATGTTAATCTGTCCCGACGGTGCGCCCATGGTGGCGAAGAACGCGTCGTATTCGTCGTCTCGGAAAAACACGCTCATGCCCCTGTTGAAAAGCGTCAGCTCCAAAAATCGCTGGTCTATCTCGGGCGGAAGGTTCTCCCATCGGTAAATGGCGCATGCCATCTGTTCGAGCATCTCGTAGTACATGCGGTATTGGAGATTGTTCATCTCCGCAGACTGCCACACGTTCTTTCTCTTCTTCCTAGACACTAATACCTCACCCCTTTCAGCGGCTCGTTATCGTCCAGCTCGATGTTGTTTATCATGGACGGAGAAGACCACACCGTAACGCCCTTCTCCAGGATGCCGCGAATAGCCTGCTTGAACGTCTCGGGCATCGCGGCGTTAATCTGCACCTGCTGCATCTTCCAGTAGGTGAAGTTCTCCATGCACCTTAAATCCTGCGGAGGTCTGACCCAGCGATTGACGTAGTATCCGTAACGGAGCCAGAAGTCCCCGATTTGGCGCATCGCGCCAGGCTTGATGCGCTTCCATCTGACCATCAATCCCATGAACCCTGTAGCCATGTTGAAGCCGTCTCCGCCGTTCTGCCCAGCAGTGGCGGGCTGGAGAAGCTTCGCGTCCTGAACCTTCGCTTGGATTCCCGCGATTGCGTTCTCGTAATCGCCTTTCGCAGCGAACGCCGCATAGTCGTAATTCGTGTCCCTGTTATACGCCTGATTCGCGAGGTTGTTCTGCGTGCTAGCCGTTGCCGCACCTACCTGCGTGGCGGTCGTGCGGTTAATCCAGTCCTGATTCAACGCCGCGTTGCCGTACGCAAGACCGACGTTCATCACGTCCGCGACCGCGCCGCCGAAGTTGCCAGACGCCAGGTTTCCGCCCGCGCCCAGCGCAGAACCCATCATGCTCTGCACGCCGCTCCATGCGTTCTTCTCCTGCGATATTCCAGACAGACCCCAATTCGCCTGATTCGCGACAAGCTGGTTCGCCCACGCGGTGTCCATAGCGTTGGTACTCTGGTTGTACGCAAGCTGCGCCGCCGTCATGGCCTTCTGCTGCGACCAATCCGCGCTCTGATATGCGTAGTTCAACGCGTTCCTATTGCTAGCCAAGTAATTGATATAGCTGTTGGTGACAAGTGAGAACTGCGGAAAGTTGGATATGCATATCGCCGCGTCGAGGTTATCGCCATGGTCTATGAAAATCTGCTCGGGTTCGTCGGTGCCATTCGGCGGATAATACTGCTTATCGACAACCTTATCGCCGAATCTCGGACGGTTATATCCATGAGGGTACACGTATGTACGCATAGTAGACGGATTTATGCATGATTCCACCGCGAATACAAGTTCATGCACCCCGATACATTCTGGTTTCAGAATCATCTCACCGCCCGTGAATGTCGTTGCTTCCAATACGGTGTACGGATAAGTGAGAAATTTCTTAAGGTTTCTGTACCTTCCCGAAATGTCGAAACGCGTTCTGAAATCGCCTAAACTGATGTCAAACCCTGCATTGCGCGTGGCGATGTCATACGCCCTCACCCCTGCAATGGTTCCTTGTTCGACAAGGTTGACGAATTTACGCGGCACAGCCGTTATCATCTGGATGCATTGAGCCGCCCACGGCGCATCCGCGATATTTATCATGAATTCGTCGAAATCGGACGCGTCAATCGCCATGAAGGCGGAACCGCACGGAAGGTTGGATGCGAATCCGCCGCGTGACGTGACAAGATGGGGCTTGGAGACTGTACCCAAGTCCGACGTCAAATCGGCGCCAGATAGGATGCAAATTACGGGCGGCTCGTCCAGGAACGATTCGAAGTCCTGGTCTACGATGTCGTACTCCCCGCCGATGTCCAGACCCTCAGGCTCCAACAGGTACTCGGACAGGTTGTCGAGGGTTGCGTTCTCGTTGGCGATTCCGATGTGGCCTTTGTTGACGTAGCACAATCCGAACGAAATGCGGTCGTAATACGTCTGCCACACGTCGAGCTGCACGTTGAGCTGCGTGGTGTTGGGCGCGATGTACTTGATGTCCGTGATGAAGTAATAGAACGTGTCGGGCTTTCGCTCGGGAACCCCGTAGCCCGATGCCGTGGACGGCACGGGCTGCACGGGATTGCGCACGATTAGGTAGTTGCATTGGTTGACCATGGAGAACGGCGCGTTTACGCGCACGGGTTCGCCGTATCGGAGATACGTCATGCCGCCGATGGTGAAGCTGTACCCGTATTGGCGGACTTCGTCGAAGTACCGCTTTCGCAGTTCTTCGCTCTCGAACCTGACGATGTCGCGGTAGCTAGCGTCCCAAGGGACGGTGGCGCACGTCACTTCCGTGTTCGGAGTCCATACGGAATAGTCGAACTGATTCTCGTACTTGTATATGTTCTCTGGAAGCTCGGGAAAATCGTGCGCCATCGCGGTTCCTCCTTAAACAGCCGCCTTGTCGATGCCTACTTTGAGCGTGCCGCTCTTATACTGCTGCTCGCCCATCGCAACGGTCGGGTCGATGTACGTGCTCGTGGCAGTCACTGTGAACTGCTCGTTCTTCTCATCGGCGGACACATGTACAACGCCTTCCGCGTCCACGAACGTACCGATGGACAGCGGCTTGGTCGCTGCGGTGATGCCCCACGTCACACCCTGCGGAACGCTGTACCCAGGCGTTTCGGGCGTTACCGTTCCAGCGACGGTTGCTTTCAGGCGGGTGCGTCCGCCCTTGGTCGCGAACTCGGGCGCCGTGCCTTCCTCGCCCTCGGCGAACGCCACGGTAACTCCTGTGGTCTTGACGGACGGAACTTGAATCTCGGAGCCTGCTTCGGTTGTGAACATGACCGCGTTCACGAAGCGGGACACGGAGTAGATGCCATGATGATGCAGCCAGTAATTCCATGAAATCGCCTTAGGATTGCGGATGCTCTCGAAGTCGATGAGCGTGTCCGCGCACATGAAGAAATCCTTGTCGCAGAGAATGGCCTGACAGCCGTCGATGCCGAAATCGTCCACGAGGATGACGCGTGCTCGAACGTCCGCCGCCGATGCATTGAACGCGAACGCCAGCACGTTAACATCGAGCATGGCCTCGAAGTCGGGCGTGACGAACAGCACCAAATCGTCCACGTTCGTGAAGGTGGGAACGCCTGCCGCGTTGTAGTTGCCGCTTAGGAACTTAAGCTTGCCTATCATGCCGCGCACCGCTTCGGTGATGGCCATGGCTTTATCCTGCTTCTCGGCTCGGGTAGCGGCCGTGGACGCATCAGGAACTTGAATCTTGTGGAACCCGTCGATGCGGTCGTATTCGGCGAACAGGTTGCGCATGATAAGGTACTCGTCCCAGTAGTCGGACGTGTACGGTGTCTCCATGATGCGCCCCACCAAATCCTGGAGGCCGTAATCGTTCAAAAACGCACGGCGCAGCAGCATGTCGTTCACCGTCAGCTCGTAATAGTCCTGACGGTTGATGGAGTGGAAGTTGCTCATGACATCGGGCGGGTTGCACTTGAAAACGTCATCGTAGCATTTATTCGGGTCGTACCGCTTCGCTTGCAACAACGTTGTGGCAAGTTCCTCGATAGTCTCGCCGTACTGCATCATGCCGCGCTTGAACTCCGCCAGCGGGTTCGACCAGACCTTCGACTTGATTACCACGTCTCCGATGCGGTTCACGAGCGCGTCGATGAATTCGTTCATCATCGGGCGATATTCCAGCAGATGATTCACGGTATCGGTGATGTCCCCCTGCGTTGCCGCTGGAATGCGCTGCTGGTACGCCAGCGACGCGTCCGTTCGGATTGCGTTAAGAATCTGCGCGTTGGTCGCGCTCAGGGTCTTTACTGTCTTGACGGCCATTAGTCCTCCTTTTCGTCAGTGAACAGATTGTCGATATGGTACACGGTTCCGTCATCGTCCACATCCTCCATGACAACGCCATCCCCGTCGTTTCCTGCGGGTACCTGCATGAGCAAATCGTAGTTGCGCGCTTTAAGGGACTGAATCTCCTCGGTCATGCGCTTCTCGCCTTCGGCGTACTCGTTGATGCGGGCTTCCGCACCGTTGCGGTATTCCTCGTGCATGCTCTCGTTCCCGTTGATTGCATCGGACACTTCCGCATAGTCCGATTCGTCAAGCTTCTCGGCCAGGAAGTCGATAACGTCCTTGAACTCCATAAATTTCCTCCTATATGCGAACGCCCGCACACGTACTGTGGAACATGTGCGGGCTAGGGTGTCCAGTGACATTACCGTTCCCGAAGCGCTCGATTCCCCAATCGCAGTACGCGAACGGGTGGTTTCACCCAGGGCAATCCCGCTCGGTCTGTACGCTCCAGACGGAAGGGGTGTCACCGTGCCTTATAAGTTACGCTTCGACGGTACATATATCAATCGCCAAGAATTACCTCCATGAAATCAACACTTTCGTAGTATTCGCGGACGAATCGCTTGACGCACATGCGAAGCAGCTGCGATACAGTGATGCCCTCCGCATCGGCTATCTCCTTCATGACCTCGTACAAATCGTCTTCGAAGCGAAAGCTTCTCTCTATCATCGCGTACCTCCTATGTCAATGTGAAATCCGTGCGTTCGAGCACGATGCCGCCTTTACAGTGTCGGGGACGCAGCTTCCCGTGAACCTTGAGACCCCGCTTGAAGTTGTCGAACGTGACATGACCTTTGAGTTCATCAGGCATGCCAGCGCATTTTATATCGTCATGCTCTTCCACGTCCACCATCGTGTACTCGCCATCGACCATTGCACCGACCTGATTGATGCGCTCCATGTACGTCTTTGCACGCACATACTTGGCTTCCGTGAAATTGGATTCGTGCTTCCACGCGCCAAGATTCGTGGGATGCACCTCGATACCGTCGATGCCCAACGGCTCGGTGCCTAGCACATGGACGCTGTCAGTGTCCGCGTACATGAATCTCGGATAAAGCGACTGCGCCGTGGTGATAGTCTTGTACCTCGCCCAGGCTGTGATGAAGCAGCCCATGGGAGTGTACACGGGGTCGCGCGTTTCCGCGTCCCCAAGTTTGTAGCCAACGGAGCCGTCCTCGCGAAGATACGGTATCTTCGGGGTGACGTCGGGATTGGTCGCGAACTTGCCGTAAAGTGAATTGAGCATAAGCTTGGCGAGCTGCCGCAATCCGCCCGTAGTGGTCGCTTTAATCTTCATCCAGTGGTCTATATACTTCTTGAACAGCCCTGTTGCTTGCTCAAACATGAACCCGCCATTGTAACTAAAAACGGTGACGTCGTAATGTTCCATTAAAATATCGAGGTCTATGTTCGTCAACGCAAGCTCGACCGTGCCTAATGTGTCCGTCACATATTCGTGCTCCGAATAAAACGGGTTGTTCTTGATTTGCAGCGTGGGGAGAAATCCGTCCTTCAGTTTGCAATGGCATGTCATGAATTGAATATACAACGGATATTGCGCGTTAGGGGTGTATTCGCCGTTGAAAAAAATCGGTTCGCCGACGGGGAGCGGACGATTGTACATAACGTCAGGATATAGGCTGTTCACGTCGTAAACGCTCCCAGCACCTACGGTTCTGTCGGGGTGTTTATCGTCCGCTTGATAGCGCGGGTCTGCGTACGTCCAACCGCCGCGATACGCCGTGCGTACCATCGAATCCACTCCTAACGATAACTTGGGGAACCAATCATCCCACTTATTGCCGATGCCGTCTTTGTACCAATTCAGCGCATCGCTGCCGATAGTCAAATGGTCTAGACCTTCTTGGAACTGCCTATCCAGCGCCATTGCGACAATCTGCACGTCGTTCTTTATGTACTCGCGTTCTTCATCCGTCAGCACATGTCCAGGCGCACGGTATTCTTCATAGTCGATGGATAGCTTCGATATGGGGAGGTCGAACGCCTTCGCGACCTGTTCGACGCGCATAGGGAGCTTCTTCAAACTGTCCTTGAAAACCGCCCTCTTCTGTTTCTTCTTCCCCTTCTTCTCGTAGCATACTTCCATCTGATAGAATTTGCCCATCGCGGATATGAGCGTTCTGAATGTTTTAGTTCTCGGGGATTCGCTGTACTCAAAACCGTTATGCAGCATGTACGATAGAATGAATTCGCAATCGAACGCCGCATTATGGAAATAATATGTACCGCCGTTTTCTTTGCAAAACTCCATGAAGCTAGCAATGTCTATGCCGTACGTAATTTCATCGGGATTGCCCACCTCGCAAACGCACCAAGCCCAAACTCTGCAATCGTTCGGGGAAACGGTGGTTTCGAAATCCGCAGCATAGTCCATAGCTAACCGCCGTAAATATCGCGGTACATGTCCTTGGCTTTATCCTTGGCTTCGGCTTTCGAGGGTGCATATACCTTGATTTTCGCTTTGGACTTCTTGCCCTTGCGACCGCTTTTGGTCTTGCGACCCCTAGTTTCCCACGTTTTCACAGCGGTGGGAAACTGGATGCGTACCTGGTCGATTGTATCTATCATGTGCTGTACTTGCGCGTCATGCTCCATCGCGTCTATATCCTCGCCTAGCGTAACCTCGATATTGGTACTCATATAGCGATAATAAAGCGGTACGAAGTTGGTGAAATTCTGAAGAGCAAATAATTGCTCATTCGACAGCTTTCTTATCATTTTGGGGATTCGCGGGTCGTTGAATTGCTCAGCATTCAGAAGAAGATTCTTTCGAAGCTTGCGCACTCTTTCTTTCTGGTACGACGGTGAAAGTTCCCTACGCATAATCGCGCTGCGTTTCTCAATGTCCTTAATACCGCGCAATCTTTCTGCGGGTGTTTCGCGGTACGCCGACACGCCGCCGAATGCCATACCCTTAAGCCGCGCCGCCAATGAGCGCTCCGCGATAGTCATTTCACTAGCACCTTCTGCTGTGATAAACGGCTGATTTCCGTATTTGTCCCACCATTTCCCGTGCTCTTTGTTGTACTTTCTTTCGAGACGCCGAAAGTCCCTATATGCCGAATACGGTATCGGTGTACCGTCGTATCCCGCAACATAACGCGTCTGACGCGATATGAAACTTTCCAGCTCTTTCGCGTACCGTTTCATCGCCCATGTATCGGACGCGTCCACGTCTCGAAACGGCGATATGCTCCCTGTACGCACTCCCTTCGACTGCAAGCGTTTCATCTTTCTTCGAGCACGGCGTTCAGCGTCTGCTACCGCCGCACGCGCCCTATCGTTCGCTTTCGTCATAATGCCTCATTTCTGCGTACCATACCGGTATGGTACGCAATATAAACGAAACGGGCGGGCATAATGCCCGCCCGTTATAGCGTATCGTCACTATTCTAGCGAGGTACTTCAAGCGTCGTGAATTTGTACCCGTTTCGACCCTGTTTCTTCATAGGCACCAAACGAATAGAGGGATACCACGGAGGCATGCCCACTATGCCCATGAGATTGCGCACTGCTGTTTGCACTCCGTTGCTCATGCACCCGTAAGCCATGCCATCGTCCGCGATAAGGACGATTCGGAGCGCGTCGCGCGTCTCGCCGTCATCATCCTCCACGTCTACGGATTGGATGACGACATTGGACACGTCGATAGGCTTGCCGATATAATCATCGAGGGACTCTGCGTTGGACACGGCGGCGTATACCGCCAAACGCTCATCTTGCGTCTCGGCTGCGAGAGAGCAGTACATGCCGCCGCGGTCGATGCCGAACGGGTTTGCGGGCTTTGCGATTGCGTTTTCCATGATGCTACCTTCCTTACAAGAACGTCGATTATACCGTCGAATCAACTCTAACTACTACTCTTCGACGGATTCGCACATGACAGGCTCCGCTAGCTCTTTGAATTTATCAAACGTCATGCGATAGGTGACGGTGTTTTCCTCCACGCTCGCCGCCATGAAAGACGGTTCGGATTTGCGCACGACGGCTTGCGCCGAAGCTAGCCCGATGCGACGGTCGATGACGGCATCGTACTGGACGGGCAGACCGTCTCGAAGAATGAAGCCGTGTACGATAGTCTCGGTATACGTCTTCTGCAAATAATTTCGTGCCATGATAGGCTCCTCTCTGTGGTGAATACGACACCACTTATATTACCAGTTTCAGTATCGTTTTCCACTTGCGTGGATGCCGACACAATTTCTACATAATCGGCTCTAAAGAGCCTAAAACGATATACAGCACGACGAATGCATACAGCAGCGCTTTACGCCACTTCGGCATGAAGAGCCATCTTTCTTCGGGCGTGAGCTCTGATGCTTTCATATCATGCACCCGCTTTAGACAGCATAGGACGTAAGCGCAACTTGCCGTCTTTCGTGAATGGATTATCGACGCGATACGCCTCATCCTCCACATAGACGTAAGCCGTCCCAGCCATCCACCTGACACCGCATCCGCAATAATCTCTATCGTCCCATCCGATTACGGAAATGTAGACCATATCGTGCGCATAGTGCCGCCATACCATATGCGCTTCGGATATGTGCCGCATATCGGTATACATGGCATAAGTCTGCTTCGGCGTAATATGGCACACCATAGGGCGCCCATTCATCGGGTTCGAAAACTCAAACTGTACACTGAACATGTGGCAGTTCGCCGAAGTGATGCACAGATTGCGCCCATCCATCTCATCGCATATCTCTTCGCATCGTGCGTACGCACCCGCCTTAGCATCGCTATACCTACCATATACCTCATCGAGGGTATTTCCCATCGATTGCATTACCACCCCCTGATGCTGTGTGTCGACCTCGATATACGACGGCAGTCCCTCATTCAGATAATTCATTTCATACCTCCTATGTACTGTTATACGCTTTCGTCTTTCGACACCATGCATACTACACGCATGTACTGCCGAAAGCGATAGAATTATGCACATTATTTTATTTTATTTTAGCTGCATAAACAACTTGCATTAGCTATGCATTCATGCTATAATATAGGCGTACCTTGAAAGATAGGACGATCGACCCTCTCCTTGCAGTACACGCCCCGACAGACGCGCGGGGAGGTGGAAGGCGGGGAGGGGGGCAT